AGTGACCGAATCAAAAAGATTATGGCCTCTGACACGTTAGCTCTTGTCAGAGATGCTGGAATCAGGATTGAAGTTCATGGCTGGCGCAAGTCAGCAAAGACCAACAAATATGTTTTAAGAATCGAGGATATATCGTGACCGACATGCAACCACCACCAAAACAAATTCAGATGAGCCAAGAGTCTCTCAACAAGGCTAACAACAGTATCAATTACTCTGTTAACTTGATTAACATGTCTCTGCAACAACTGTGGAACATTGCCTACCAAGCTGGCTTTGAAGACGCACAAGAGATTATGAAGACAGACCGAGGTGTCCAACAATGAGCAAAGCACACATCTTTGTAGCCACCCCTATGTATGGTGGCATGACTACAGGCTACTACTGCCAGTCACTTGTCAACATGACCGCTGTCATGCGTCAGGCAGACATCGACATGTCCTTCTCTTGCATGTTCAACGAATCCCTGATTCAGCGTGGACGCAACGCTCTTGCACACGGCTTTCTGAACAAGAAAGAAGCCACCCACCTGATGTTTATTGATGCGGATATTCGGTGGAATCCTGCTGACATCATTCCTATGATTGAGGCAGACAAGGACATCATCTGCGGTATCTACCCTAAGAAGGAAATCAACTGGCATGGTGTCGAGCAAGCCGTGAAAGACGGTGTAGCTGTTGACCAACTCAAGACTCGCACAGGTAGCCTTGTGGTTAACCTTGTGGATTATCAGGGGACAGTTACTGTACCTGCACATGAGCCTGTGGAAATCTGGAATGGCGGTACAGGCTTCATGCTTATCAAGCGGGAGTGCTTGGAAGACTTGGCGACAAAGATGCCTAGCTACATCAACGATGTAACTTTCCTGTCAGGCGAAATCAAGCAAGACAAGATTGTGGAGTTCTTTGCCTGTGCGATTGAGGAAGGCGTAGGACGCTTGTTGTCAGAGGACTACTATTTCTGTCAGGAAGCCCGTAGACATGGCTACAAGATTTACGCTGCTCCGTGGGTGGTTCTGGGTCACTTTGGTAGCTATCTCTTTGAAGGTGGCTTGCTCCCTGCGCCATGAAGATAGGATTTCAATGTTCTTCTTTTGACCTGCTACATGCAGGTCATGTAACCATGCTAAAAATGGAGAAGAGCCTCTGTAATTATTTAAAAGTTGCCTTGCAAGTAGACCCGACTATTGACAGACCTGGCATTAAAAACAAGCCTGTTCAGTCGGTTTACGAGCGATATGTGCAATTACAAGCCTGTAGATACATAGATGAAATTCTGGTTTATGAAACAGAAAAAGACTTGCTTAACATCATAATGACGCAAGAAATGCACATCAGGTTTTTGAGTGAAGAATATTTGAACAGAGACTTCACAGGAAAACAATATTGTTTGGACAACAACATTGAATTGCATTACCACAAGAGAAAACACAGCTACAGTTCTACCGACTTAAGAGAACGTGTGTTTGAACTAGAAAGACAAAAGAATGACCATCTCTCTTGACCTTGGGTGCGGAGAAACTATCCGCAACCCTTATCAAGCAAATGAAGTGATAGGACTCGATATTGAGGACGCTGACCTCGCTATGGAGCCTATCCCTTATAAAGACAATTACTTTGACTTTGTGACCGCATACGACTTTCTAGAACACATCCCTAGACTGCTGTATGTACCCAAGCGTAGATACCCGTTTGTGGAATTGATGTCAGAGATTTACAGGGTGCTAAAGGTAGGTGGCAAGTTCTTGTCCTCTACCCCCGCCTTCCCGCATGGTGCGGCTTTCCAAGACCCTACCCATGTCAACATCATCACCCCTGACACGTTCTACGAATACTTTGATGACCAGAAGACTTGGGCAAAGATGTATGGGTTCAGGGGCGCATTCCACATTTCCAACATGCGCTACCACGGCCCTCACTTGATAGCCGAATTACAGAAGGTTCACGTTAACGTTTAGCGGTTTTGGCTGAACGCTTGAAAGCCTGTTTGGTGGGGTATCCCCGCTGACCAGGCTTCTTTGCAGGTAAACCCGCTGCCCTACGTTTGTTGATGTTGTAGTACAAGCCACGCTTGTCTTTAGGTGTGTATGCCATTATCTGCACCCCCATCTTTTTCTTGCTGCCTTACCCCTCTCGCCTTTCCAGTTCTTGCTTCTAGCGCAGAAAGACTTGTGACGAGGGCCTGACTTTGTAGGCGCTTTCAGGTTGCTACCTGTAGCCCTGTTTGTCTTTGCTCTGCCTTTGGCGGTCAAGCCGCCACCCGCCTTGACAGACAGCTTCTCGCCTCTGCCAACAGAAAGGTTTGGTGACTTCTTTCTCATCCTACATTCCTTTCAAAATGGGGGCAGTCCACAAGATTGGAGAAGTTTCCACCCCATCTGTTCTTGGGATGCAAGGACTCCCAGTACGCACCTAGGAATGCAAGGGTAGCTTTGTCCCAAATAATCTTTTCGTCTTTGAAGAAGTTTAAATCTATGGCACAGCGTTTGAGGTGAATGCTGTTCATAGTCTTAGACCGACCTGTCTTGAAATAAATGGCCTGTTGTTCAGGTGTACGGGCAAGTTCCCCACCTGTAACCACAAACCCTTGTTCTGTGGCGTAAGTAATCAACTTACACATGTCTAGCAAGAATGCTGCTTGTTCTTGGTTGAGGCTCATTTCTTCCTCATTTCTGCAAGTTTCTCAACTGTTCTGCCACCAAAGTAAGCACCCATGATGAGCATTCCCCAGTTACCCAACAAGGTAACGTAGGACTCGTTTGCGTTGTACCCAAAGGCAGACATCATGGCAAACAAGAAATAACCTAGAAAGATAGCTATAAGGGACATAGGACGGATATTCTTGGAAAGCCAAGAATCAGCAGTCATATCCGCTTTCCAACGGTCAGTGACGTTGTTGTCCTCATTCTTAGCTGCATCTGCAAACAGTTGAAGTTCAGCCAATTCCATCTTGGCTTTCTCTATGCCGAGGGCCAGCAACTTCTCTTCATGCTCAAACTGGAGTTGGCGTAGCTTGCTGACATCTTCAGGGGTGGGTGAATCTGGAATCTTTACGCCAAGCGTGTTCTCCACCACTTCCTTGCCTTTTGCTTGGATGGCAGAGGACAAAAGACCCAGACCATTCTGAGCCAATGTACCAAGGAGTGATGCAACTATTGGAATCATGTCAATCCTTACCCGTTACAGTTTTAAGTGATTTGGACACTGGAACTTTTTCCTCCAAGATAGCTATGTGCATCCTGTTTTCCGCAATTTGGTCACGGTTGCGTTGGATTTCTTTTTCCAAGTCCTGACGTAACTTTTCTCTTGCTAACTCAGCGCCAGTATTACTTGCTTGCTTGTTGTCAGAAGTAACAACCAAGCTAATTTTGCTATTTAGAATGGTTACTTCATGCGATAGATTTGATAGCGCAGACATGAGGTAAACAACGCAAGAAAATAAAAGAGGCAAGAGGGCAAAGGTAATTTTTTCAATCAGCTGTCCTTTGCTTTCCATTGCCTGTATTTTTTCCTCGCTCATTTACAGCCCCTTATGTCATTCCCTCGCCAGGGGTCACATACACAATACCTGTGCCTGTGGCTACGATGGCAGAGACATAAACAGAATTAGCCGCCGTGTTTGACGCTTGCTTGGGGGCGGTAATAATGATTGTTTGGTTGTTGTGCAGTATTGCTCCATACGCAGGAGTACCTGCAACAGGTATTACAACATCATCCGTACTTCCTGTACCTACACGGAAAAACACCTCTCCTGCTGTTCCGTTGTGTATTCTGAGTTGATTACAAGGGCTGTCAGACAGAATTGAAACAGTGTTTGCAGTAGTTGTTACATTGATACGGGTGGTCTTACCCTGTGCTTGAAAAGCAATGTTATTTGCCATGTTTAGTACACCTTTTTGTTTGTTCCACCCTCGGTAGGAGAATGCTTGGTGTCATAAGATGGTGTGCCAGAGAAATCAAACACAGCACGATAGCCACCCTTGGGTAACTCACCTGGTTGCCATCTTTGCATGTGCGATGTCGCATCCCGTGGAATGGGAGGACGCACAGCAGTGGAAGTCTGCTGATTTAAATCGTGGTCACGCTGATGAGGGCGCTTACTCGGAATGAGAGGTTTGTGATTGAGCATTACTTTTCTCCTTGGTTCTCACCGTTAGGTGACTGAATATGACATAAATTGCAAGCGTTGTCACTCTCTCCCAATCTGGCCCCCACATTACCCAACAAGCCAGTCCACATGATGTGAGCAGAGCAAGTATGGTAATTAAGCGGTTTGAGATGACCTCTAACGCTAGACGGATGATGACGGTTGCGTCCATGTGATTCTCCTTCAATTTTGTGGATAATCATATTATCACTTATCCTCATCATCTTCTACATCCATAAACCCTGCACCCCAACCCTCGTCAGCATCTTTCAGCTTCAGGGCTTCCAGTTTCAAGGCACGGTCAAGAACTTTCACCTTGTCCGTCACGGACGCTTCAGGGTCATTCATCACCTGAGTCATCAAGTTGGATATGAACTTGTCTAACTCTGGGTTTATGCCCTTTTCTTTCTTCTTGCTCATTTGCTCAGTTTGCGTCCAACCGCACGTTTAGCACGTTTGGATGAATGAGCCTGTTTGCGCTGTTGCATCTGGCGGTTGTAGTCTTCAGAGGCTCTCACCTCGTTCTCACCGCCTTCTCTTGCCATACGCTCTTGTGCTGATTCTGCTGCCATGATTTACTCCTTATTGAAAACGAGGTTGAACAGTACCGACTTGACCTTTACGATTTAAAACATCTTTAGCCGACTTGGGAGTTACCAATTTTCCTGCTTCCACAGTAACTGCGCCAATCGGTTGAGCCAAAACACCAACCAAAGCATCTTTGATTGCTCTTTGAATAAATGTCAGCTTGGCGGGTTCTCCCATCGCCGAATTAGCAATAGCTTGCAACTGAGCCTCCAACGCACCTAACTGCTGGTCTGACATCAAACCCGCACCTTTAAGGCTTGGAGCAACATCTTCTCTAAAAGCACGAACAGAACTAACCAAACCTGACTCAGCCCTGTCTGCCATGATTTGCAATACAGACTCGGTAATGAGTTTTTTGCCTTGCGGGTCTTTAGCCAAGATAGGGCCAACTTCAGCCCACACGGATGGCTTGCCACCAAGTATGATTTCTCTGACACGGGCGGCAGGGTTTCTATCTCCAAGAATGGTTTTCACCCTATCAGCAGCTTCTGATGTAATTGCTGCGGCTTCTTTTTCTCCAGCGGCAACCGCCCTTTCCCCACCTCTCAAAACTGTAGGCTCTCTAGATTCAAGTATTTGTGCAGCCTTTCCAGTCTTACCAGAAACTCTTTCTGCTTTTTCAAGAACCTTGATATAGGTATCTACTTTGCCTTTTACTTCTGGCAATGCAGACAGCCAGTCGCTGTTCTTGTTCGCCCAATCTTTTACAGACTTTAAACTTTTGTCTTTGAGTTGCTTTGCCGTAAAGTCAGAAGCAGATTGAACAACCAGGTTTCTATCGCCACCAGTCAAATCAAGCAAATCCTTAACTGATTGCTGATTGGTGAAGTAATCGTTAGGCAAAGATGCTGCATCTGTTTTGTATCTGGTTGGGTCAAATCTATCTTCAGCAGTGGCTTTTGTTCCACGCTTAGACTTGTACTTTTCCAACAGACGAGAAGCCGCTTCATACTCAGACTGCAAGACATCATGCGCTTCACCAGCGTATTTGGACTGTAGATTGCTAATCTTGCCGTAGAAGTCTTTGGCTATGTTTGAACCAATAGCACTGTAGCCTTCTACTTCCTTGCCAAACGCAACATCACCAAGTCTTCTGCGAACATCATCCAACGCATCAAAAGATGTCGGGAATGTTTTGTATATTGGATTGCCTTCTTCATTCAATCCAACTTGAACTCTCCGAGCAGTAACAGCATCGTAAATGTTTTGATAGGCTTGCAACACACCTTTTTCTGTTACAGGTGCAGTTTTTTGTTTTTGCGCTTCAGCACCAATCAACAATTTGCTTTTCAAGTTGTCAATTAACGCTTTGTATTCGGGCGTATCTTTAACAAATTGACCAGCAGATTCTTTTTCGGCAACAGCGGCATCACGGATAGCTTTTTGTTTCGCATAGGCAGCAGACCGCTCTTCTGTCATTTTGCCAAATAAACTGTTAATCTTGTCCCTTAATTGACTGCCAATAGCAGTAGGCTCTCTATCAGCGCCAATTTGTGAACGAGCGGCATCAGCTTGTTGCTTTGCTTCCGCTCCAATTTCTTTTGTCTTTTTGCCAGCAAGACGCATTTTTTCAGCTTTGGCCTCTGCCTCTTTGCTTGCAATTTCAGCTTCTGCACGTTTTAAAGCGGCTCTGCTTTCAGCTTCTCTTGTAATGTCAGTCGCACCAGTTTTCAAAGCGCCATACAAACCTTCTTGGGCTTTTGCGCTTGGCTCTCCACCACGCAACTTTTGAATTTGGTCTTTGATAAATTGACGCTGTGAAGGCGACAAAATGGCTTCATTTATGCCAAGGTCATCTGCAACATTTTTGATGGCAGTTATAGGCTCAATACCAAGCAACTTGCGAGAGCCATAACGAATAGCCTCTGTTACGGTTTTGGCAAACTGTGGGCCAACAAAGCCACCCGCTAATTCAGCGGCAAACACAGCGGGAGGAAGTCCACCTGCTACTTCTACGGCTTGACCAGCAATGTCAGCGGTAGCGCCACCAAGAGCGCCTGTTCCCATAGCTGCGCCACGCTGAGTTTTCATCAGCCTACCCGCAGCTTCCATGCCATAACCCCCTGCTTTTGCATAAGGGCTTGACAATTTTGCTAATCCTTTGCCAGCATATTCAACTAATTCTGGGGTTGCCGCACCAACAAGACCGCCACCCAAAACAGATTCACCAAATTGAGCGGCACGTTGCATAGGTGTTTTTGGTGCAGGTGGTACAGGAACATCCAATTTTGTTTCTTGCACAGCCTCTCCACTAAACCTAGGTTTAGGAGCATCTTCTACAAGTTCACCTTGAAATCTTGGAGATGTCATTTTTTAGGCTTCCTATAGATTTTTTGGTCAGCAGGGTCTTTGTATAACTCACCGCCTGGAATGTCATTAAAGTCAGCATCGGTTTGTGGCTCATAAACTTTCCCCGTTCTTACAGCGGGTTCTTCAGCTTTGCCTGGGCCATAAATGCGCTCTTGGACTTGTTCAGGTGTTGCGTATCTGTTCATCTTGTCCAGCAACATTTGTTTTGTTTGTTTTTGGTCTTCTGTATATGAAGGAGAAACATCAACAGCAGCTTTGAGTTTTGCTGTCACATCAGCGAACTTATATGCGGCATTTCCATAAGTGTCATTAGGGCCAACTGACAACAAAGTTTCTAACTTATTGATTTGTCCTTCATTGGGCTTGTAGCCGCCGTTTAAAACATAAGCCAATTCAAGCGCAATACCAGACATGGCAGTGTTGTAATTGCGTTGTTGCTCATCTGTCATGGCTTGACCAAGGTATCTTTGTACCTCAGAAGGAATTGTTCCTTTACCCACAACAGAACCAAGCACACCACCACCAGTAGTAATACCAAGTTTCTCCACCAGTTCTAAGCTACGCAAAACCTCATTACTTGAACGGTAAACAGTATTTGCATAACGCTCATTGGTTGCGGATGCTGGTTTGTTCATAGATTTCAACTCAGCCATTTTTTCCGCATGAGTCATTTTTTCTTTTGCCATGCGTTCCGCACGGGCAGCATTTTCTCTGTGATGGCGTTCACGTTGAGCCATTTCTTCTTTTCTAGCCTGTCTTGTGTCTGCCTCACTTTGCAATTTATTTTGAATGTTTACAACAGTTTCTAAGTCTTTTTTAGACCCTCTTACCGCATTCAAAACAGCAACATCACCTTGCTTGTCTTTCATAGCCTTGAGCAAAGGAGACTCTGATTTTGCAAGAGCAAGGTTAATAGCTTGTTCACCAGCTTCTTTATCGTAAGCCTTTAACTTCATAGCCTCATCCAACTCTTTTTCAAGAGTACCTATCTTGGCTTGCATGGCTTTGAAATTCTTGTCAAACTCTATTTGCTGTTGTTTGTACAGGTCAGTCCTACCTTTTTGGTGACCTTCTAACATGCCATTCATAGCAGACATGGCAAGTTGAGAATTTCCTTTACCCGCAACCATGCCAATAACGCTGACCAATGAAAAGAGAGCCGCCAAGTCTTGAGCGGTTTCTTTTGTAGGCACAAACGCCATTTCTTGTAATTCTTGACGAGCCTCGCCTAACGCTTTACGTTCAGGCATCTCACGGGCTTCTTTACCCATACGCTCGGCAAGCTGCATCTTTTGTTCTGCTTCTCTGCCTTTTTCTTGTCTCTTTGCTTCCTCTATGGCAACGTCAGCTTCACCAACTTTTTTCTCGGCGGCAGACTCTGCACCTCTCAACTCTTCTAGCGCAGGGCCAACTTCAGCACCGCCAAGGTATCCTTTGGGTGACTTCTTTGTAGTCTCCATCAAGCCGCTTGTAATAGGCAGCTTGGGCATAGAAGTGAGTTGATTAAGTACAGATGTAGCCATTACGCCGCTCCTGGTGTGGGTTGAGCCTGTGCAACTTGTGGTGCGACACCATACAAAGTACGAGCAATATTGCCGTAATAAGTGTTGGTTAATTGGTTAACGTACTGGTCAGCTTGTAGACCAGTTCTGATAGCGCCAAGAGCAATCTGGTCACCAATACCAGACAGTTTTAGACCATAGTCATACTGCTGTTGGAGCAACTGTTGACGAAAAGCCTCAACTTGAGCCTGTGACTGCATAGCGCCAACACCACCTCTTGCAGTGGCTTGCTGTGCAACTTGAGCCTGTACCGCTTGCAAGGCTTGTTGAGACTGAGGTGTGAGTTCACCTGCCTGTGCCGCACGTTGCAACTCTGCACCTTTAGATTGGTAGGGCTGTGCCAAAGCCTGTTGCTCTGCTCTACCTGCTTTTCCTTGTTCTGCGGCTTTACGAGCGGTTCTAGCGCCAAGCAGGGCTTGAACCCCTCCCAATCCCAACCTAGCAAGGGCTTCTTCTTTCATGCCTGTAGCCTCTGCCAGGCGTTGCATGATGCCTTTTTCTTCCGCAGGTTTGGCAGTGTCTATGGTGTAGGGGGTATAGCCTAATCCTGCACCGCCTTCAGGTGGGGCATAAGCGCCAGCAGGGAAAGCGCCAGAAGGCATATATGGTGTTTCTACAGGTGCGGGGGCTTGTGCAGGTGTAGGTGCAGGAGCAGAGACTTCTACAGGCGCAGGCGCTGAACCAGGAGCCGCACCAGATACGGCTTGTTGGCTGTAATCAGGTTGGGAAAATACTGGTTGCGGGGCTTGTGCGGGTGCGGCTGTATTGTCGTAATACTCGCCATAATTAACACCGCCAGTATCGCCAACCTCAAAAGAAGGCACACCCGTGTCAGCGTGGGGCTTGCCGCTACCGCCTTGGGCTTTAAGAATCTCAGCCTCTTCAGGGGTAATGTAGGCAAGCATGTGTCCTTCTGGTGCTTTTGCTTGCAACAGTCGAGCTATTTGGCGCACATCTGCACCTACACGGGTCATCTTCTTCAGCGTTGCCATCTCACACTCCTAAAGCATCTTTGAGGCGCAGAGAAGCCTCGTTCCACACGTTTCTACGGGCTTTTCCAGTCTCTTTACCCTCAATTTCACCCGCTCCACGGGCAGAAGTCAACCCGCCCGTAGTACCCGCTTGTGGGTAAAACGGTAAATTTGTTTTAAGCGCGTTACTTAGCGGCGTATACCCAGAATAAATAACGATGTTTTTGTTGTCGGGCGGGGTTTCTGTAGGCGGCTTTCCAGAATCTTCGGTAGGTTGTGTTGGCGTAGTAGTTGTAGTACTAGGGGTTGTACCTGTTTGGCTAGTGCTAGGCACATCAGAGATTGTTACGAGGGGGTCACCAGAATCTCCCCCTCCTCCTCCAGTAACGGTTACAGGAGGCAAAGAAGGAACAGTCGATGGTGTTGAAGGTGTGCTTGGCGTAGGTACATTTGTAATTGGTGTTACGGTTTCTGTACCACCAGTTACAGTTACAGTCGGCAAAGATGGTGTTGTGTCAGTTGGGGGTTTATCAACAGGCGTAGTTACACTAGGAGTTGTAGGCTCTGTAGGCGTTGTTGGTGTTGTTGGTGTTGTTGGTTCTGTAGGAGTTGTAGTTTCAGGTGTAGAAGGCGTAGACGGTGTAGACGGCGTTGAAGGCGTAGTTGGTTTACCTTTATCAGCAGCCTCATTTTTTAATGCCTCCAATACCGCATCTTCTTGTTTTTTCTTAGCGGCAATCTGTCCTGCAATTGTTGAAATATTTTTATTTACATCAGCAGAATTCAAACCTGAATTTACTGTCGCACCTACAGCGTTGTTAAGCGCATCTTTACTGCTTCCACCTTTTGCAATAGTAGCGCCGTAAGAAGCACCCGCAGACACAATAGCGTCTGACACAGCGGGAATTCTGGCTATCCTGTCTACATATTCGCTTGCGTATGGTGTACCTGCGGCAGTAGCCGCATTGACAGAAGCATTTTTAATAGCTTTATCAAGAGGGACACCAGAAGCAGTGCTAATTGCAATTTCTGCTAAAGCATTACCAACAATTTTTTCCAATGCTGCGTTACCAATACTAGACAACCCAAGGCTAGACGCAATAGAAGCACCAAATCCAGGAATAAAATATGAGATTGCTATTTGCGTTATAGGATTGGCAACAATATCACTAACAAAATCTTGAAACAATGAAGTAGATGGCTTGAATGGTTTGTATTCAATTAACTCACCACTTGCATTTATTTTTGGCTTGACATAATAACCATCACCTAAAGCAATGTATTTAGATGGTGGTGTTGTGTAGTAAAGAAATTTACCATTTGAATCGTACTGAGCAACAATGTCGCTCTTTTGAAATTTTGCACCCTCAACTGGGATTGCATATCCTAAGTCTTTTGCTACAGCAGCGCCTTTTCCTGGTTGATAACTCGTGTCTTTAATTCTGTATTTTCCATATTCATCAGATACAACTGTTTTGGGAGCAACTTTTTGAACACCTATACCAACACCAGACGTATAACCTTTTTGGCTTTCCGTTGTTAACTGTGAAGGTAATTTCAATAGATTTTTATCTAATACTTGCCCTAAAGATACAGGTGTTTTTTCTGTTTTACTTTTGGTAATTTCAGTAGGAACAATAGGAGCAGTGTAATACTCTGGAAGTCCAGTATTAGGATTGATAGTTCCAGAACCGCCTTTAGATTTTAATAATGACGCTTCTTGAGGGTTGATATGAGCCAACATGGTGTCGCCATTACGCCCGTATGAAGCCAATCTTTGCATCTCTTCTCTGGTCATTGTCATATCAAACTCCTAAAGCCGCAGCTATTTGTTGATGTATTGTTTGATGAACCCCTATCCAATCATAGAAGTCCTCTTCTACATTCCAGTCACTATCAAGCAACTGAAATGGATTGTCTAGTCCTAGCAAGTTAGCAAGAGATACATGCTCTTGGTTATGCACAA